AATAGTAAAACTAGCAGGCGATATGACGCTTGCTTTTCCTAGGTTATTGATTGATTGAATCTGTACCTCCAGCGTCCCAGCAACCAAACTGTTGATGCGTGCCGATGGTGATGTTGTGTCTAGCGTTATCCAGTTATTATCATTCAGCTTGTACTGAACACGGAATGAGCTAACCTGCTTTGGCGCAATCCAGCTAAGGTCAAGTGCCGTAAGAACATTATTGCCATCCTGGTACAAGTGCTCAACACCTTGAATACTGCTAACTGGGTCTGGCTGTGCCGAAAGGTTAGTAATATCGCGTGGCGTTACAATTAGATCATTTTCGATTGCATCATATATTGATGCGTTATAGGCCAATGCCGTCACACCAAATGTGCCAGGGTCTGTTTCTGTAACTGCAATGACGCGAAACGTTTGCAGTTCAATGTCGGTGGTTTCAATAACCCACATCGCTTGAGCGTTTGGTGCCTCGCTGAAGGCATTGCCTAGCGTGACGGTTGTGCCAGAAATGCTTTGGATCGGCCTTGTTTCAGCTAAGCCTGATGGAAGCATCGCCGTGATCGTTGCATTATTTGCCACTACCACTGATAGATCTTCAGTGCTATCAATGACCACTGATGACGTTGTTGCGCTGCTGATGCGGCCACCACGGCGCGAGCCGGCCTTCATGGGATCGGCAATGCTGATGACCATGCCAGGGCGCAAGATGATGCCACTGTCGATTGAAACGCTAAACGTCACCGTTTCTGTTAGGTTTTGCTCAGTCAGTAGCGTCCATAGGCCAGCGCGGCGGGCTTGGCCTTGGCTGTAGCAACCAAGCAGCTTTACGTCACGGTTAATGATCCCATATTTGCTGATTGCTGCTGCATCTTCGACATATTCAAATTCAACCTCACCAAGCCCTTGATAAGTTTGATAGCCAATGGTTGCAGTAGTAGCGCGTACTTTTTGCGATGTGCCAGAGTAATTAAAAAATCCTTCTACAACATTAGCTGCTGTAATAATATATTGCGGATCTGATGGTTTGTCTTGATTGACGACCAGCGTGCCAACGCCATAATATGCAATACCACGAAATAGTGCTGTAAATTCTTGGATGACATTGTAGACCTCATCCCGACTATTTAGCAATAAGTTGCACTGAAAACGTGGCTCTAGTGCGTCTCTTCCATTGCCTACCAGTTCATTGCAATACTGGCTGATTGAAAAGAAATCATATCGATCAAGGCTGCTGACCGGGATGGCTGCCCCATAACGGGTGTTGGTCAGTAAGTCCCACAGGCACCATGCTGGATCTGCGCACCATGTTGCGGCACCAAACGTACCATCCCATACTCCTGAATAGGTGACGCGGCCAAGGTGCGTTGTGGTGTCAACCGTGGCATTGCTTGGCAATTGGATCTTGATGCCACGAATCAAATACTTGCGTGATGGGATACTGCTAAACTGCCTAGAATCAAAGCGCAGCCCTACTAATGCAGTATTGGGATAACGAAACTTTTCATCAATGATTTCTGTATAGCTGTACCAAAAAGTAGCGTTTTGATTGCGGGCGCTTACAGAATCTGCTGAATCACGAACAACGCGCAGATCAACTGGAAACGCGCCAGTTAATGGGATGATGTAATCCCGCTGATACCTGTTGGTTGTCTTGCCGCTGATGGTGTTGCTTATAACTGTTGTATAACCGCCACCGTTGTATTGCACTTGAATAGAAATGCTAACACTGTTGCCGACAATGTCTCCATCGTTCTCAATAATTTGCAGTGCAGGCACCTGAACGGTGACGCGCACGCGATCAACATTGGTATCTGTAACCGAACGAGTGACAGGCACGCCAAACTTAGCCTCTACATTGACGCCTTTTTCGGACTCAGTTCCACCGGATAGGTTAGTAATAGCTGATTGCGCTTGCGTTCCATTGCGTGTTGCAATGGTGTAGCCAGTAAAATTATCAGCACCACTGCTGCTTTGAACTGGTGTGCCATCTAAATAGATACTGTTGTATCCACTATCAAGACCAGAGATTTCGCCTTCGCTAAGCAAATCCAGTACATTTGCATATTGTACGGATTGCAGCGAATCATCCTGTTCTGTTGGTGTATGCTGTTCTCCGCCACCACCACCACCACCTTTACCGCCGCCGCCACCAGCGCCTTGGATAAGTTCAATCATGATTGATCCACATCAAGGCCGCTGCTGATCACAGCAGATCCAACATAGGCACGACCATAGCAAACAGGAACTGGCATCCCCTGTTGGGTGGTATTGACAATGCCTGAAAAGCTGAATGATTGCAATCGTGCTGCCTCCTTGCCTCGCTCAAGACCAGAGAATTGTGGTGCAGGCGAAAGCATTTGCGCTACACCGCCTAGCAAAAGACTGACGCCAACACTTCCAATAAAAGTTGATGCCGCTGCTCCCAACGTAAACGCAGTGCCACCTAGAGCCATTCCAGCGCCAAGAAAACCTGCGCCAATAGGCGCAAAGACAACAGCAAAAGCAATAAGAGCAATCCCAGCCAACACTTTTCCAACACCGCCAGCACCAGCCACAACTGGTGTGATGCTGAACACCTCACGCTCACTCCATGGCTGAAACATTGGTGACACATCATCCTCACCAATCTTTTCCTTGCCGATCGTCACCCGATAGCCGACGCCATCTTGCTCGCTGTCGATCAGCCACTTGTCAAGGCCGGGGAAATTGGCGCACAATGCCTTGATCGCCTGAGCAGGTGTATCAGCCTCAAACTGAAAGCGGCATTGCCCCAGCCGTTTGCGTAGGGCGCCGTAGACCTTAACGACTTTCATGCCGCAAGACCATGGCAGTGTTCTTCACATAATAGCTCCCCAGGACATCCCTGCTGCTCAGCCGGCCTTGGATGTGATGCAGGATCTGCTGATCGTCAATGTAGATAGCGGCATGATTTGGCAGGCTTGATTCAAGTTGCATCAGCAAGGCATCGCCATATTGCAATTCATCAAATGGCACTTTATGAAAATTCTCACGGTGAAAATTGTCTAGGTATAGGTTTTCGCCACGCTCCCAAAACTTGTCACGGCGCTGGTAATCACTAAGGCGCAAGCCAAATTCTTTGCCGTACCAATCACGCACCAGCGCGTAGCAGTCCACTACGCCAAACACAAACTCGCGGCCAACGTATGGCAGCTCAAAGCCATCAGGCTCGCAGTAGCCCCATTCTTCCGTCTTGGGATTAACGATAAACCATGGAAGCCCTGATTTTTCACATGCCACACGGTCTGCATCTGATGGCGCTGGATTTGTCACTGGGTGACTGTGGACAATAGCGATGATCTCACCTTGGTCTTCAACCTGCGCATAGTCCTCACCACTAAGCACAAAATGCTCATCCGGTGTGTCGGCAATGTTGCGGCATGGAAAGTACCTACGGCGCCCTTTTACAACTGCAACCAAACCACAGCATTCCCGTCGGTCGTCGCTTTGAGCATGCTCGAGGATTTCAGCGCAGATCGCATCAGTTAATTTCATTGGATTAATCCAGCCCCAGGGAAGCTACCAAAGGGTAGCTCTGCTGTTTCGCCAAACCGTAGTTTGCACGATGAAATCCGCTTGCCGCACGCATCCAAAGCCAACGTGCCAACTACTTGGTTTAAGGTGTTGAAATAGTTTGAACCAGTGTAACCACATTCACCACTGCGGTATTGCCACTGGCAGATATTAGCAATGATCTGACGGCGGGGCAACATTACGCCGGCAAGGTCAAACTTACTGGCAAGTTCAAATTCAACTGCTGCACTATTTTCATTTGCTTTGCGGTCAACAAACCACACCTCATCTGGGAACTTAGCGTGCGGATCGGCACCTGCTTCACCATCAAGGTATTTCTTAAGCGTGCGAACACGCACTACCTTTGCGCCGCCTAGGTCATTGCCTGGAGTTATAAGATTAATTGCGAGTAGAATTGTTGTAATGCTACTGCCAATGTTGCTTATGACTAGCTTAGGGCGTGGCAAACTGCCAGTGCTTGAATAATCAAACCCGGTTGCTTCAATTGGCAACCGAACATATGATTGGCCATTCCAGATAATGTTGCCAGTTGCAGCGGCATTTGCTCCGTTGTGGAAATAATAAATGTCGCTGGTGCCATGCAGCGTAGCGTCAAGATGCAACTGAAATAATTCAATGATGGCATTAGGTGCCAGCACACTGAGATCTTCATATACCGCACTGATCGCCGTCCATGTGACGCCACCATCAATAGTGGTGCTACCAATCAACGTTGGCCATGCCGGTTGCGTGGCGCCTGATGTGCCAGCCGTGGTGCATTGAAACACCAGGCCGAAGTCCTGCACCGCAGTGGCGCGGACAATGTTGCCAACGGCGTAGCTGGTAGTAGCAGCCCAAGATGCGTATGCCATTAGGGTTCGTACACTTCCCGAAACTTAGCTTGAATTGTATTAAAATTAAAAACACGCAATGTTACTTGCCACTCCTCGCAAACATATTTGCCTGCACTCCCACTTGGTGGTGTCCAATCAAAACTGTTGACACCTCCCTCCGTGTCAAGAAAAGTTGTGATCTCATCGCGTTGGGCATCTGTCCGTTCTGAAAAGATTAGCGTCCATTCCTTTGGATTAGCGTTCAAGCCAAAAACCGCACGCTGCTCGTAACCATCACCAAATTGGACTTTGGTAACACGCGGCTTGCTTGCTTCCGTTGCTTCAAAGCTGGGTGTGAATGTAAAGGTTGCCATCAGGCCAACAATCCTCCAGGGCGCTTTTGCTTCACCAATTCTGCCTGTACAGCAGCCGATATGGCAACCCCAAGCTGCCGGCTCTGCGCTTGGTCACCCTGCACGCTCGAGCCCGAAGCATCGACGTTGACCGTCACCGACGTGCCACCACCGCCACCTGCAACGCCCAGCTTGCCGTCAGCACCACGCTTGAGTGGCATGATCGCCTCAGGGCCAGCCTCACCCATGAGCCCGATGCCCTTAGCAAACGGGAACACCATCGGCCGATCGACGATGCCACCCTTGGCGTAAGGGACGATGCCGTTCTGCGCGAAGACGTTGCCGTTGGCGGAATAACTGTATTGGTTTGGCACGCTGATCGCAGAGCCTGAAAAGTCAGGCGGCCCACTAGCGCCAAAGATGCCGCCAAACATACCAGGCAGGAATTTCTGGGCCAATCCAATGATCTGCATCTCGATGTATTTGGCGATCATCTGGCTGGCCATGTCCAAGAAATGATTGGCAATGCTTTTGAAGAAACCGGCCAAGGCTTCCTGCGCAGACATCGATCCATCGATCAACCCTTTGAAGGAGGTGGAGAACGCCTCACCAATTGCTTGGGCGCCAGCCATTACCTGTTTGATGGGATCCTGCAGATCAGCTAGGCTTTTTTTCAACTCCTCCATCTTGGTGCCTAGCTCACCACCAGTCAGGCCAGGCATCAGGTCAACGTCTGTGCGGAACGTACCGGTCGCAGTGCCGCCAGTAAATGCTCCAGCAAGGGCGGCTTGGCGTTTTTCGGTTAGGACATCAAGGAGACCCGACTGAGCGTAAAGCTCCCTGTTTTCTTTTTTTAATATGTCAAGTTTATTGATTTCGTATTTTTGCTTTGCGCTTTCAAGGGCAAATGATTTTGCTCCAATACGGTATTTAGTTTCTTCTTTTGAAAGAGAATCTCTTAACAACTTATCGTACTTGCCTGCAATTTCGACTTTAGTTTTATCGTATTCCGCATCAAGCTTTTCACGTTCAGTCATGGCTACGGATAACTCAAAACTTTTTTCTTCAACTTTGTATAATTGTTTTGCATCAGCCAATTGTTCTTTTGTTCTGTCAGCAAGGCGCTTGGCTGCGTTTTCTGCTGTCTTAGTATTATTACCACCACCAACCGTGTCGCCAACCTTGGGTGGATTAAAAACTGTTCTTTCAGTAGCTGCCGCTGCGGTCGGGATTTTTATAATGCCTGCCTCAATCCCCATTCTTCTAAGGCTGTTTGCTTGTAACTCTTGATTAATCTTGTACGTCTCGCTGCGTTGTTTTTCAGGATTCTTTGGATACCGAAGTTCCGCTATGCGCGTTGCAGTTTTGTTGTTCTCAATTTGCTCGCCGATGGAAACGGTTTTGCCCAATGCAGCACGCATCTGTGCCATCTCAATCATCTTGTTTGTAGCAGTTACTATTTGCGTAATAAAATCTTGGAACCCCGCACCAATTGGTTTGAAAAAATCACCAAAAGTCTTGCCAAGTTGATCCAATGCAACTTTCATTCTTGCACCAGCGTCATCCGTAGATTTAGCCATTTTGTCGGCTGAAGCACTATATTGCGTTGTAAGGTAATCCGCTGTTTTCATTAAATCATTCAATCCAACTTCTCCTTTCTTTAGTGCATCTTGCAACTGCGAACCTGTTCTTCCAGTGGCAGTTGCAATAGCAGTAAAAGCTCCGGGCAAACGTTCTGCAATTTGATTGATTTCTTCAGCGCTGATTTTTCCTTTTGAAAATATCTGTGTCAATGCAGTCATGACGCCATTAACTTCTTCCGCACCGCCGCCAGTTGCTTTTATGGCTTGGGTAAAGGAGCGAAATACAACTGCAGCATCATTAACTTTGCCGCCAGCTCCTATAACAGATGCCGATAATTGCGTAAATCCCTTGGTTGCTTCCAAGATTGGAACATTTAAATCTTTTGATAAACGTGAAATTGCCTCTTGTGCGCTTGCATATTCATCAGAAGTTTTGGTTACACCTTGCAATGCAATTTGCAATCGACCTATTTGAGCTGCGTATTCAGCCATGGCTGCAATTGATTGCCGTAACATCCCAACTTGTGCGCCAATTGCCCCACCAGCCAACGCCCCGCCTGGGCCGCCAAATGCGCCAATGCCGGCACCAATCAAGCCTTCAGGGCCACCAAAAACACCAGATGCTGCAATGGCTCCGGCAGTTTGGCCAAATTGTTGAAGATTGGCTCGTTTCTTACCTCTTGCTGCCAATCGCCTATCAAAATCTGCTAAAGCACGATCACTTCCTTGTTGTTGAATGCGAAGTTCTTCACGCGCTTTTTTATCAGCAGCAGCAATTTCTAAGTTATTGTATTTTTCAGCAGTCAATAACCGCTCTTGCCTTGCACGCCGTGACAATCCCGTCAACTGTTGTTCGGCTTGAACAGCTTGTGTCAATCCTGTATTGACTGCAGCGTAATCAACAGCTCTTGGTCCAATTGGTTGCGCATATTGCGTGGTGTCCCTAATGGTTCGAGCTTGCCCTGCAACAGTGGTTCTCCCAAAGGTAGCCCCAGCACCAGACAGGTCAAACTGACGCCTTGTGGCGGTTGCTGCTGCGTTTGCTGATGATGCAATCTTGTTGAACCCAGATGCAACTTGAGCTTGCTTGCCCTGCAGGGATCCAAGTTCAATGTCAAGCTGCTTGATTTCAGATGTCAGTTCATTAAATGTTTTGCTGCCGATCTGCGCCGACTGCCGCAGGGCATCAAGACCGGTGCGATAATTTTTAAGATTATTTACAGAACGAACTGATTCATCGCCAAGTTGCTTGAAGAGCGAGCGCAGTAGATCAAGGTCGTTGCTGGCTGCCTTCGATTCAGTTGCAAAATTTCTTACGGCCGAACGAGCGCGATTCAATCCTTCCAGGTTTTCGACCTGGGCTCTGATGCGGAGGATTGTCGCTTCGTTTGCCATTACTTCCCGTTCAACTGGCTTAGGGCTGAGGCTTCCATGATCTGGATGCCCTCGAACATGGTTGGCACGTCCTCAACCGAGTATAGACCGCATAGCCACTGAAGCGGCTCATACCGCAAGCCTACATAGCCTCCCATGGTGACGTTCCATTGGGTCTGGAGGCGCATGAACATCATGACGATGTCCCAGTTGTCGTCCCATACCTCGAAATTGTCCGACTGCTCTGTTTTCAGAACAGCCGGATCAAGTCCAAAGACAGCCGCATCATCACCGGATTCGTCGCGTTCACCGCCACCAGCCCAGTGCAGTGCGGCCTCCTTCAGTTTTTTACCTGGGCTCCGTCCAGCGATTCAAGGTAAGCCTTGATCACACCACGGCAGAAATAGGGATCATCAAGGAAGTCAAGGCGGTTTGCAGCCGTGAACGGAACTGCAGCGCCATCTTCATCAACGATCTCATCCCAGCCCTCGAGCACCGCCTCAAGCAGCTCAACGTCACCTTTGTCCGCCAATTTGGTGAACTCAGATCGGCCAAGCCGCTTGAAGGTCACATTGAAAAGTTGCTTTTCAAATTTGCCGCCGTCAGAAGGGATTTCGACGGTTACAGGCCAGCCGAAGCTTGCAACTTTTTTGCGAATGAATGCCATGAGGGGTGGTATCAGGTGAAGGCTAAGGAGAACTCGTTGTTGCCTGCAGTGGTCGGGATGGCCACATACGGGACGGACAACATCATAATCGAATCCTGATCTTGGTAGGTAGGATTGATTACGTCAACTTGTGAGGCAAGGAAGGTAACCCGGTTGCCGGCGGTGGTGCCATGCAAGAAGGTTAGGTTACCAGTTGACGATGCAAGGGCAGTGGTGAAAAAGTCCTTGGCAGTAATGGTCGGCGCTTCAATCATCACCGTACCAGCAGGCTTGCGATCGGTGATCAAGGTTTCCTTGGTGCCGCCAACCAGCTCGCGGTAAACCAAATCATTGGAAAGGTTGAAATCAACCGATTGCAGAATGCCGCTGTAGGAGAAGAAGGAGAAGGCGCTGGTGTTGCCTTCACGGAAGACCAAAGGTGTGGCCTGTGCCGAATAGGTGGCAGCAGGGGCTGCAGTGTCCGTAGGGCTGTTGTAAACGCCGGTCAGGTTAAACGCCAGCGTTGGGATGGCACCAACTGCGCAGCTCATGTTCATTGAGCCACGGCAACCGGTCAGTTTATGCAGCACGCCATCCACGTTGAAGTAGATGGTGGCTGAACTGAAGCTGGCTGAGACGGGAGCGTAGGTGACCGACGTTGAGGCAACGATCGTTGCAGCCAAGCCGCATGCCTTCAGGATGGCATCATACTTGGGGGCAGTACCGGCAGTGCCCGAACCGGCCAGTTCAACCTCAAAGTTGATCGCAACACTGGTCTGTGCAATCAATTGATCAAAGTTGCCCAAGTAGGAACGAATCAGGTCACGGCTGACAACATCGCCCGAAAGCGGGGTGATGTCAAGGTTGCGCACCAGCAGAGCATCAGTACCAGTTGGTACGGAGTCGGTGCCATAGGTGGATTCAGTCTTGACCAGGATCAGACGCTTGCGGCTCAGAAGTGCCATTGCTCAATTCCTCAGGGGTGTTGTCGGAGGGTTGGGCCGGCTCTGTCCGCTCGAGGAGCTTCCGAATGCCGGTTTTGGGGTTGAGTAGATAGGTTCCACCCTGACCCCAGTATTCATCCACCATGTTAGCCATAAGTCAGGACGCCAAATTTGTGGAGGAGGTTCGGTAAATCACTAGGTAGTCACACATGATGACGCCAGCGGGTTGATCGGCCTCCACAAGGTTAAAG